GTCCTGTAAAGGACTAGGCATCTCTCTTTCGAGAGCGCGTCCCAGTTACCAGCTGGAACCCCGGGCAAGAAGGATGGATTCACTTGTCCTAGTGTACTCACGGTGAGAGACCCTCTTGCGAAGGAGCACTATTGCCTATTATGTCTCCGGTAAGGATTCATAACAAGTTTAGTGGCGTCCCAAGTAGAGCCCAACTCTCGAGTATACATCCCACGACCGGATGTGGCAGCCGGGAATGAATAAATCGCCATTTACTATTCAAATACTATGAAAAATAACTTTAAAACAATAATACGAATCTCTTCAATATCATTAGTATTAAAATTGATCTCATGGTACTACTTTTCTGACGTTCCAATTAGTGCGCGACGTGATGCAATCCGACAGTTAGTCGCATTGCTCAAGTCTCTAACTAAAAGCAGAGGTATAGTTTTCGCAACTCAGTACCTGAAAGGGTGCCGAGGGGCAATAACAAAATATCTTTGCGATGAACCACTAAAGAGTCAAGGACGGATCTCACTTAGAGATGGTTTTCCAACTAGATTATCATCCTTACGGATTTTAGTCGATGCTGGTCTACCTCAATATTTAAGATTTGTCATGACACTTCTTCAAGTATCTAGAGCACTGAGACCTCCTGTTACAGAGATCGATTACAGTACGATCACTGATCCAGAAATTGAGAATGTACTACGTTTACCGAAAAGTTTTATAAAATTATTTATTCAACATTTTGGTTTGGTAGCATATTCACATAACTTATCTTATGAGTCTTTCTTTCTAAATTAGAAAGAAGGACCAATAGGATTAGCTATATTAACTTCTTGGACTAGTTTTTGGACCGGTAATCCGACTTGGTAGTCAGGATTAATCGGGACTAGATCGCTTCTTTGGTTACAAACTCTATCTCGAGAAAGCGGAGGACGGGCGAATGAAGTTAATTGGGTTTCAAATAGATTCCCAGCTAACACACGTCGTCTATCCTACGTTGAGGAAACTGAGGGTAAAACTAGAGTTGTTGCAATCTTTGATTACATAACTCAAGTTTGCCTCGATGCGATCTCTAAGGATATTTTCGCATGTTTGCGAAGTATCCCTATGGATCGTACCTTTACTCAGAATCCTATTCTTGAGAAAGATGGTGATAACCACTTCTACTCTATAGACTTAAAGGCGTTCACGGATCGTTTTCCTATGAGTGCTCAATATGACCTTCTATGTGAATAGATAAGTCCTATTATTGCACATGCATGGAGAAAAATACTCGTTGAATAGCCTTTCTTGACCCCAAATGGTAAATCAGTCTTTTACAAGGCTGGTCAACCAATGGGAGCTCGAAGCTCATGGGCAGTCTGTTCGTTAACCCACCACTTAGTAGTCCAATATAGTGCTTCCTTAGTTGGGAAATTTCCCTTCCATGGATACATTCTATTGGGAGACGACATTGTCATTAACAACGACTCTGTCGCTCTTTCCTATAAAGAGGTGCTTACCGCATAGGGTGTTACCATTCAATTAACAAAATCTCATAAAAGTTTAACTTCTTATGAGTTTGCTAAAAGATGGTATAGGGATGGAACTGAGATCACTGGAGTACCTATCAAAGGGTTCGTAGAAAATGTGAAGAAACCTTTCGAGGTTTTCTCATAGATTCTATCACTCAGAGATAGGGGCTACATTAGTCCAAGTTTCATTTCTCCTCTTGACCTTATTTTTAAATGGTAGAAAGCTAACCGTTATCCTGTTAAGCAATTAACAAGAACAATGAATTAGCTTAGAAGCCTCTGGTTTATAGAGAAACTTACACGTAACTTTAACTATGACACCGCAAGGTAGTTCATAGCTGAGGCTACAAGTAAGAATCTTTATATGATACCTGCCGACGAGGTAGGGCTTAAGAGTGAACTCTCAAGAGTCCTTGCAGCGTTGGTATCCCAAAAGGTGATGGATTTATCTTATACATTAAAGAATTATCTTTCGATGATTCCGAGTGTACTTGGTAAAGACATCGAGGTTGTTGGTGATTTTAGTTCTCATCCATTTTCTTTAGCATTATTAAATGCTCTAGAACAATTGAGAAAACTAGCTTCAGCAACGATTTCTATAGACAACTAGGAAGATATCGTTAAGAAATTAACTTTATTAGACTAGGAATCTATAGCCCCTGGGAAGAAAACTAAAGAAGAACGGGTTCTATGGTTAGCTAACTTAGGATCTAAGCTTCGCAACCAATTTCGTGACTACCCTGAAGACGAAGCCGCTAGAGCTCATCATATGACTCTTAAAGCCGATATTTTTAAGCTGTTACGGGAACGAAAGACAGAGGAAAAATTATTAGAAGCAGAAGATGCTAAGAGATTAGCAGATGCTGCTCAATTTCAATCAACTCTATATGATATGGCTGACCCAAAGACCTATAAAAGGGAACCTGGGGTCTTTCATATTAAATAGACTCGAAAGAAAGACTAATGATTTTCTTAGTTATCTATGGATTTATAATCCTATTTATTAGTCGATATGCGCAGTCTGCGATATCTCTAATAAGTAAGGGATATAGAGGACCTGTCTTTCTACGGAAAGGTACACCTAGATACTGTGAAGCTCTAATGTCTGAAGGATGGAATCCGACAGAGAAGGGAGTGATCCAGCAGGAAATCTAGAATCTGACCAGCTATTACTTACGTAGCCCAAGGGCGACTCGTAAATAATATATAGTCAAACTTATATCTATTAGTTATTCAAGGGTCTCTACCAAAGAGGCACATTGACATTAATAAATAGAATTATCAACCTATTAGATAACTTAGTACGATCGAAATCATTCTTAATAGTAATGATCCCTACGGAGGACGGGGACCGGTTGAAAACCGGGGGGT